AAATGTTATCACATTACTTGAGCCATTGAACGTGTAGTCCTTAATAGCTTTTAAGTTCCACTCGGTGCATACTTCAAAGAATGTATTTAGTGTAGTCTTTTTTAAAGCATCTAGCTTTGACCTTCCCATCAAGTATCTAGTATTTGGATATTGAAGGCACATAGTAATTAAGTAACTACAACCTACCCAAGACTTTCCTCCACCTGCTGCTCCTCCAAATAAAACCTCTTTAGTCTTATCGTCAAATAGATACTTTAAGCACTCTTTTTGTTTAGGTGTAAATTGAGGATTGATTTCTAATAAGTCAGGTTTAATCTCCAAGATTTATATTTATTTTAATTCTTTCATTTCCTGAAGTTAAGTCTATTTCTTGCTTCTCATTATACCCTCGCTTACGTCCTCTTGTTCTTAGGAAGAAAGTAGTAGCTGTTGTATTGCCTTCCTTTATTTGTTTCTTTAGACTTGTTTCTGCAAAGTCAATAAACTTACTATCAATATCATCTACTGCTTTCTTGTATTCTTCATCACTTTGCATCCAAGCGTAATGTCTGCTTCTTGTTATCTCTGCTTTCTCACAAGCTTCAGTTACTATACCTAATGACATCTCTAGTGCTGCTAGTAGCTTCTTTTTACCCTCCTGTGTCCTCTTTTGTTCTGTTTCCATATTATATAATAGAAATTACTCGTATTCATTTGGTAGCATTAGTCTTATGCCTAATTCAGTTATTGCCCATATTCTTATTTGGTCTGCGTATATCTCAAAGGCTTTGCTATCCATTCTAGCTGTAGACTTGACTACTTGGATTCCTACATTCCTATCGTTTATCTCTATACTATTCCATTCACTTGAGAACTTGACCTTTAGTAGATCGTGTATCTCATCAGGGAAGTAGCCTAGTTCATTAGACAAGACTTGAACAATACAACTCCAATAATAGTTATTCTGCATATTGCTTCTTGTGTTTCTTTGTTTCTTTACGTCTACTAAATAGTCATTCCCTAATTCCTTTAAATAGTTTATTAGGTTTTGCTTATCTTTATCACACTTTATCACAAACTTCATTAGTCAAAGGATTCATTGATTCCTCTTTCTCCTACTAGCTTTTCTTTTGCTCCTGCCCATAAGTTATCTCTCCTCTTGCTTAGGCTAGGCTCTGTTCTTTGAAGTGTAGGTATGCCTTCTGTTGGTTCACTATCCATATACTTACCACATTCACACTCAGCTTCCTTTGCTACCCAAGCACCATCTCTATAAACTATTGTAGCCTTAGATAGTTCTTTAGTCTTTCCACATTCGCAAGTGTATAGTGTCATCTCTTTATTTTATCAAGTTCAAACTCTAAATGGTTAATAGCTTTCTGTATGCACTCAATCGGAGAGTCGTGTTTCCTATCTGCTCTTAGTAGATAAGTTACTGCCGTTCCTATATTGTAAGATAAGTCAAAGTCTTCTATGACCTTACGAGCTTCTATCTTGTATCGTCTTCCTATGTAGTAACTTGGTATTCTATTGTTTTTCATTTTGTTTTTTTATTTCTTCGTAAGTTCTATTCTTATCTAAGTTTTCCATATTCCAAAATAACTTATTATTTGTTCTGTTCTTTATTCTTGTTTCTATTATAGTCATAAGAATAACTATAAAGAAAAAGATTGCTGTTAAGATACCTAGTATTGTAAATATTATCATTTTGTTAATAGTTTTAAAAGTTGGCTGCTAGTATAAATTCTATCTTCTCCATCATAGTTTTCATATATGCAAGTAAAGTTGTCATCTTTCCAAGTCCACAAAGCTCTGACATTCTTTTTGATATTGTCTTTCAATATCCATTTAATTGTTTTGTAAGTTCTTTCTAGTTCGGCCATATTACTATTATATTCATTATTACTATTTTAGTTTGTATTGGGGAGGTAACCACACCCCCCCTTTACTACTCAGGTCTGAAAAATTAAAAGCTTTTTAGGTCTTACCCTTTATTGATTAATTATTTCCTGAGTATTCTTTATATATCTTTTTTATTCCATCAAAGCAAGCTGCTATACAACTTCCACAATTAGTTCCTGTTGAGTAGTTGGTATTGTATAACGTGTTGTAAATCTCAATCATTTTCTTCTTTGCTGTCTGATCCTTTGCTCTACCTGTTTTTAAGTCTTCCCAAAGTAATATAATCTCTGCTATTATTTCTTCAGGTATATCTGTTCTGACTTCTACTTCTGTTGTTTTATTCCAATACTTCTGAGGACATTCTTGACTTGATATTCTAGCTTTAACTTTCATAAAACATAAGCACCTCTTACATTGTCCTGAAGGCTTGAAGTAATAAACACAAGATTTGCAGATGCTTATCCTATCTTCATATATATCTTTAGGTACAAAGAACTTATTCACTTAGCTTATGTTTTAATTGTACTCTTACTTTATCTATTGTAGTAAACAAACTGTTTCTACTTATTCCTGTCTTACTTGCTAGGCTGTCTAATGTGTTGCCCTCGTAGTAATAAAGCTCAAAGACTTTCTTATCATACCAAGAAAAGCTGTCTAAGGCACTATCTATCTTTTCAAGGCTAGTCCATTGGTAACTGCTTGTTATTTCGTTAGGCAGGTTGTAAAGGTGTTTAGATGGTATTGTTTCCCCTGATTCCATTTCATCATAAGTAACTGCACTTGTTAGACTGTCTATGTGTGTATAATACTTTTTGTACTTATAATAGTAATTACTTCGTGGACTTGTTAAAGCTCGCCTTAATGCAACTGCTCCATATCTTGTAACTCCATTTATTCCGTCCTTATCGTATATAGCTTTTAATGTTTCAGGATTCATTTGTAAAAGATAAAGCATTAATTCTTGGACTGCTTCATTGATTTCATTCTCATCTGATGTGAGTCCAAAAGCCATAGTCCGAAACTTATCTGATAGCTTTGATATTTCTAAATAAATCTCAGTCATTAATTGGTTCTATCTTATCAATCTTATTTACTGTGTCCTGTGTTAGTTCATCTAAAACAATTCTGTAAGCTCTGACTACTGCTGAATTGCTTTTTGTTTCTACTCCTGCAAAGAATCCGTTGGTAGCTACTGCTAAGTTAATTGGTATTATTAATAACCAATCCCAAAAGTTTTCTTCCCTTTGTCCTGCTCCGTAGTTGTTATGATATTCTAAAATAATTTCTACTACTTCAAGATAGTTCTCGTATCTACTTTTTGTACTTACTTCCTTTGCGAACTCTTTACACATTGTAATATAAGTTTCTATTATTACTCGGTGTTCATTATTTGCGTAGATGGGTTCTGTCATACGCCAAAGATAATAAAAATGTTACTGTATTCCTTTTTCTTCTTTTAAGTTTTCAACAAGCTTTTTGTAATAACTTATTTGTTCTTCATATTCTACCCTAGATACTTTATGAATAGTCCTAGCTAAGAACTCTAATTCTTCTGCTGTTCCTTCTCCATACTTAGCATCTAAATTTATTCCAAACTTAAACTGTTCTCCTTGACTGAACATATTACACTTGATACATTGAACCTGACAATTTTCTTCATCAAATCTTGTTGCCATATGCTTACGGCTTTGAAAGTGTCCGTTCTGCATTCCATCCTTATACCCTCTAACTACCCCACAAGTAAAGCATTGAACCATTCCATACTCATTAGCATCTCTAAGTCTTATGTAAAGACTAAACCACTTGTCTAGTTCCTTTTTTAGTTTACTAATTGTTGTTTTCATAGCCTAAGTCTTTTCTCCATTTGTCTTGCAATATGCCCTTCCTTAGATTATACTTCTCCCCTCTGTATTTAGGTTCTTCTTCCTGGAGCTTTGCCCTTGCTCGTTTTATGCTTGGAGCTGATGTTAATTTATTATTAGAATATAATCTTAAAAATTCAAATATAGGTGCTTCAATATGTCCGAATCCTAATACAGTTACTTCCTCTGACCAAATATTCGAACAAAGTCTATTGTCATCATCTCTAAGGCTAGGGTGTTTATCAAGCCAATACTTTACTTTATCTTTTGTTTTCATTCTTTTCTGTTTTAGGCTTTCTAATTGATACCCACTTTTGAGGTCGGTATGTACTAGGCTGTTGGAATCCAAACATCATTTGGAAACTTCCTGTTTTTACAGGATCATACAATTCTTCTTTCTTCATTTCTTTTCTTTTTAATTTCTAAAACTATTTCCTTTTATTACTACTACCTTACACTTTCTAAGCCTATCTAAAGTTCTTTCATCATATCTTTCTTTTAAAGCTTTAGACGCTAAATTAGTTGTTATCAGTAAAGTCTTTGAACTATCTTCAGCATATGAAATAGCATCAGCTACAGCATCAATCTTAGTTCCGTAGTCATTCTTAATACTTTCAGTTCCTAAGTCATCTATAATAATAAAGGTAGCTATATTTTTCTCTATTGTTACTAAGTCTTTTGCTGATATGCTTTTAAGAACCTTATTAGTCTTGGTTCTAAATATTGCAGGAATAACATAATTAAGTATTGTAGATTTACCTAAACCACATTCGCCCATTAACATTAGACCTCTACCTTTAGTGTCCACTAGCCAATCTATTATTTCATCATAAGCAGGTAGGTGTGTGTAAGTGTCAATCGTTCTGTCATAGTGCTTAAAAGCCTTAACAAACATATCCTTCAGTTCCTCTTTAGTTCCTAGCTTAAACCTGTTGTAAACTTTAGGCTTTAGAAATTCAGCTATTTTAAATGTATCTTCTATTGTTCTCATAATTTTTTAAAATGTTCCATCTCCATAGTCTTGTCCTTTCTCGTGTCTATGTGATGTAGTTCTATCATTAGTATTATTATTTCTGCTTTTCTCCCAAGTTATTATACAAGCTTTCCAATTCTTCATTTTGTTTTTACCTATCAACCAATCTTTACTTTCATAAAAATTAAAAAAAGTATCAGCATCTACATTATTCTTTCTTTCTTTACAATATTCATTAATATCAATTATTGTAGGTTTAACAAAACTCCCCTTAGTATTACTATCTGTAAGATTAGTATTAGTTATATTTATATTAGTATTATCTGTACACATTTTTAGACTAGGCTTGTCCACCAATTTAATGTACCTAGACAATATTTCTTTACTACCTTGTCTATATATTAAGACCCTAGTTATATAACCATTTTTATCTAACAAGCTAAGCCAATTTTGAATTGATGCCCTACTAACTTCATACACTCTACAAAAGTATTCAGTAGAGGCTGTGCATTTGCCATTCATATTACAAAGAGCTGTTATCTCTGCATAAAGTAATTTAGCGTTAGGAGTCAATGTTTTACTGTATCTGACTTCAGCAGGTATTATAGCATAGTAGTTTGGTTTCTCTTTCATTTATATAACTTTGTATTCATAATGATAATCTTTGAGTGCAAACTTAATAATTTCAATAACATTATAGAAGTCTTGGTGTGTTAATTGTAAAGTAACATAAAAGTTTCCTGATCTTAAAGCTAGTTTTGTATTGTAAGTTTCACTTGAACAAATATTATTTTTATCAAGGAATTTCTGAAAAGATGCTTGCGTTTTAAAGTATTTCTTTTTCTTCTTTTGATTACAATAAGCTATGTAAACATCTATATAAGCTTTGCGATACTTAGGATATGTCTTGTAATTCATATCGTGGCACTTCTCATAGTGGTATATTAAACTCCTATCTCTTTTTAATTCCTTTGCTATTACTGTTTGATGTACCTTCTCCTCTAGTCTTGCAACCATACTTATAACTGCTCTAGGTATTTGATACTTATGTTCCCTAGATTTGCAAGATAGTGAGCCTTTAGGCAACCCTACTAATTCTGTAGTAAGGTTGCAAAGGTTTTTAAAGTTGTCTTCTTGTGTCATCTTAAAATGGTAAATCATCAGGAGTTGTTCCTTCAAAATGCACGTCTAAAGCTCTAGTTTCTTCCTTAGTATTCTTAGAAAACCACCATCCATCTATGTTGTGAAAATACTTTCCATTGTACTCCCTTGAGGATACATTACACTTGATCAAGACTGAATCTCCTACTGATAATTTATTTAAGTCTTTAATTTTGTCATCTCCAAACGCTTGGATTGCAATATCAGGATTATAGTCTGCTCCTGTATCTACTACGATAACTTGCTTTTTCCATTGTTTACCTGCTTGACTAACTCCTGTTTCAGCAGGTGCAATTAATTTTACTGTTCCTTTTACTTCCATTATATATTTCGCCTATGATTAGTGGCTAGGTCTTTTGCCGATTAAATTATTTATTTATTTCTTGCTTTAACATTCTCATCAATATTCTTTCTTGCTTTTCAGACATTGAGTAGTTTCTCATCTTAGACATTACTGCAGAACTTTTACCTGTATTAATTGCTTCTAACATAGCATTGTAAATGTCAGTAGTCATTTTAGGTTTCATAGGTTCGTTTACCTTATTACTATCAGCGTCTTTAGTGTCATCTAATAAGAATAAGTTACCAAGTGCATACTTCTTAGCGTAAGAACTACTAGAACCAAATGATTGTGCTATATCCATTCCTTTCCTTTCAGGGTTTATTCCTGCTTGAGCTTCTACAAAGATAGTTTTTTCTCCATCCGAAATAGAAACTTTAGAGGTTAAAACTAAGTAACCTGCAATCTCTTGAGTTGTTTCTGTTATTGTTAAGTAACAGTTATACTTCTTTAAAAGTGGTTTAACGGCTTCTAAGATGTCTTCAGCACTTCTGTATTTATACTTACCAAAACTATTGAATTGGTTCTTAGGTGC